AGGTAGGAAATCATGTTAAAGCAGGTAAGAATAGAAGAACCGCGCTTATGGCGGAACTTAATGTGGATCATCCTGATCTACTGGACTTTTTGCACATTAAGTTGGATCTTTCACAACTAACAAACTTCAACATCTCAGTGGCTATCACTGACAAATTTATTGAGGCTTGCGAAAATAATGACAACTGGGAATTCAAGTTCAACAATAAGCGGTACAAGGTATATCAAACTAACCGAGTATCCAGCGACGGAACTAGCGAGATCATTAACATCGTTGCTCTCTCCCAAGAGGATGCTTTAGAGCGTGCGAAGCTTCACCACCTTAATCTTTGGAATGATACTTTTGAGGATGTTCAAGAGGTTAACTTCAAGGCTATTGATTTGTGGAACCGTTTGTGGGAGAATGCTGTTAAGTCTGGTGAGCCGGGTATCTTCAACCTCTCTCTCACTAACAGATACACCAACATGTCGTACTTCCTTAAGATGAATGCCACTAACCCTTGTGGTGAGATTCCTTTGGACTCATACGCTAATTGTTGCTTGGGTCACATTAACCTTTCCAATATGGTAAATGAGGAAGGTGATGACTTAGACTGGAATCGTCTTGCTAGAACAATTAGAACGGGTATTCGATTCCTAGACAATGTCCTTACCGTCAACCACTATCCCTTAGAGGAGTGTAAGACAGCGGGTGATCGTTCTCGCCGTATTGGTCTTGGAACCATGGGTCTTCACCACATGCTCATCAAACTAGGTATTAAGTATGGAACTGAGAAGTCGATTGAGTTCATTGATAGGCTTTACACCACTATCCGTAATGAGTCTTATCTATCGTCGGTTTATCTTGCTCGTGAGCGTGGTTCCTTCCCTGAGTTTAGTTACAAGAAGTATCTAGATGAGGAGTTTGCAAAGACTTTACCCGCTCGTATCCGAATGCTGATTAAGGAGCATGGGATTCGCAATGCAGTAATGCTCACTGCTGCACCAACTGGGACTATTGCCATGGTTCATAACGTGTCTACGGGCATTGAGCCTATTTTCGCTCCGATGTATAACCGTCGTTATCGTGAGGGTAACACTTGGAAGTCCACCCTTGTTCTTGATCCTTTGTTTAAGGATGAGTTAATGAAGGGTAACAGTGGTCGTCATGTTGTAGGTGCTTACGATATTACTCCAGAACAGCATATGGGTGTTCAGGCTTGCATTCAAAAGTATATTGACAACGCTATCAGTAAGACTATTAACCTTCCTTCAGATGCTGATCATGAGCAAGTCTCCAGAATGGCTTTGAAGTATGCTCCCTATCTTAAAGGTATGACCGTCTACCGTGCAGGATCTAAGGGTATGGAGCCTTTGGAGGCTTTGCCTCTTACCGATGAGAATATTGCTATGGCGAAGGAACTTATCGCAGCCGAGCAAGTTGAGACTTCCGTAGGAGTTGAAGCCTGTACTGTTGGCGGGGAGTGTGGATCCTAATGGTTGACGCAATATTAGAGTCTTATAACTGTAAGAAGTGCGGTCCTTGTTCTACGTTTGTAGAACGATCTGATGAGACTGGGCTTTTTTACTATGAGAAAAGAGTTGGTAGGAAGATTCATGAAGATAAGGTTCCGTTTCACGACGGGACCGAGGAGTGGTCCTATCATCCTGATTGGGAGAATGACTGCACCTATTGGCATAAGTATGTAAGAGAGTGGTCTATGGAATACTTCGATACTATTCAATGCCCTACTTGTAAAAAGGAAACTGAGAAACGAGCCTCAATCTATTACTTCAGTGTAGGTGAAGGTAGGAATTCTTACAAGTCTCTAAAGGAGCGTGCTCGTTTTGCTCATGAAGGCATGGATAAGAAGCAAGCTGATCAATTCTTGGAAGAGTCTTGCCAAGCGTCTAAAGATCGAGTAAAGTCGGGGGATCAACACTATAAGAGAGTTGTTCCTAACTATAAGGTCTTAGCCGAACAGGGTAAGGCACGTAGGCTCAACGACCAAGAGAGTGCAAACAAGATAGAAAATTTAAAGCGAACCAATGCGTCCGTAACCAAAGACGGAACTATTGGAAAAGCATCTCGAAGAAAGTAAACCCTGATTCTATAATACAACATGCCCTACCACATTAGCGACAACACCAAGCGGGGTTGTCTTTATCTCCTGAAGAAGGACATTGAGTTCTTCTCGGAGATTGTGCCTCTTCTGAAGCCTGAATACTTCGATTTCCCTGCATACAAGAATGTTTTCTTGGGTGTTCGGAATTACTACGATAAGTATCGCAAGCTTCCATCTGATTCGGTCTTACCCGACTTTATCAATGCTAATGTCTCAGGGGCAACGGATACAGGTATTGATTACGAAAATACTCTCGCTGAGATTGATACTATTGATAAGGCTTGCTTAGGGGATCGTGAGTTCCTATTAGATACCGTAGAGGAGTTTGCAAAGCAGAAGGCAATGGATCAAGCCGTTCGAAAGGCTATGGTCATCCTTAATGAAGAGGGCGATATCTCTGAGGTCGAGGAGCTTGTCAAGAGTGCTCTTCTAATCAACCGTAATGTTGATGTAGGGCAAGACTACTTTGAGGAGGTATCTGATCGACTCATCAGATCCCGTGAGGAGAATAGGGAGAGTAGGATTGGAACGGTGTTTAAGACTCATGATCGTAATCTTGAGGGAGGTCTAGCTGCAAAGGAGCTAGCTATCGTCGTAGCTCCTCCAGGTGTAGGAAAATCTTTGTATCTGGTAAATCAAGGTGCAAAGGCTATTTATGAGGGTAAGAATGTTCTATACCTATCCTTAGAGATGAGCCAAGATAAAATTGCAGGTAGGTTTGATTCTGTTCTTACTGAGATTCGTAATTCTGATCTCAAGAAGCAGCAGGGTCAAGTAAAACTTAAGCATCGCCTAAATGAGGTTAGGAAAAAGACTAATGGCAGGTTGTTGATTAAGGAGTTCCCTACGGGAGGTTCTAATGTGAATCAATTGCGTGCTTTGCTTGTGCAGTTACGCTTGCATAAGGATTTTGTTCCTGATCTTATTGTTGTGGATTACCTTGAGCTTCTGAGACCAAACCGTATTATTGACTCGGAGTATCAGGCTCAACAACGTATCGCTGAAGAGCTTCGTGGTCTTGCGGTTGAGCATAAATGCCTAGTCTGGACGGCATCCCAAACTAACCGTCAGGCTCGAAGGGTAGCTATTATTACTGATGCCGAGTTAGGAGACTCGTATGGAAAGATTCGGCCTGCTGACTGGGTTATTTCTCTAAATCAAACTCAAGAAGAGTATGATGAAGGGACGATGAGAGTGTTTGTAATCAAGGCAAGAGACTCTAAACAGCATTACTTGATTAATATCGGTGTAGACTATACTACACTGCAAATGAGGGAGCCTTCACATGAAGAACAACAGTCCGTCTGATTTTCCTTTTATTAAGGATAAGAAGCATATCTACAACAAATTTATTGATAAGGAAGTCTCCCGTGTCAATGTAGGCTGGGCAGTATTTTCACTTGAATTGCATTCTGACCTTTGTGAAGGGGATCAAAAGGTCGATGGTGTCTGCGATTGGGAAGAGCATAAAATAAAATTAGAAATGAATCTTTCTGATTCTGATGCAAGGGAGACTATCATTCATGAGCTTTACCACTGTATGCTGGAGGCAGGGGGCTTTGATGAAAAGAACTTTGACCAGCAGAGAATGTTCTTGACGAATGAACAACTAGTGGTATGCTTATCTAAGCAGACTATGACCCTGCATCACCTCAATCCAAAACTATTCTCAATTATTTATGCTTGATATCGTAGAGACAGACCCCAAAGACCTAAACCAAGATACTTATCAATATATTGTTAGTATCATTTCTAAGGTTGCGCGTGACCCTAATGTGGCTGCCGATCAACTTTCTAATATTTCCTCACAATATGCCTACTACTATGGTATAATGATCCGGGCCAAGAGATTTCTGGATGATGCCGAGGAAGCATTAGAGAATTTCAAGGCTTCAGCTAGAACAGAAAAGAGAAGTGATGGCGTTAAGCTCACTGCTGTTGCGGCTGAAGATTATGTTAACTCGCTTGAGTTGACGGGAGACCTAAATAGTAAAGTTCGTCATCTTAAAGAAAGTTACGGGTATGCCAAGGGCCTCTGTAACACCCTAGAGATGAAGAAAGACATGCTTATCCAGCTTTCAGCTAACAGCAGGCAGGAATCTAAGCTTTTTCAGTAACTTGTTAGCACTCAATTGCAAACCAATAGCCCAAACAGGAGAAATACAATGGCAAAAACACTAGCAGAACTTCGTGAGATGCACAAGAAGGTAATGAATGAGGATAAGCCTCAAGGAACAGGACAAGGAGGTATGTCTAATTGGGCAACCTTCAAGGATGGGGACAATAATGTTCGATTCCTCCCAGGGAAGGATGATCCACTTGAATTCTTTGTAGAGGGTGCTGTTCACAAGTATCAAAACAGCGAAGGTCAGTGGCGAAACTACAAGTGCCGTAAGACTCAGGGTGAGAAGTGCCCTGTATGTGATTACTACTTTGATCTTTGGCGTAGGCACAAGGAACTTAACCTTGGTCGTGACTCAACTGGTAAGAATGTTAAGTCCAAGTTCGGAGACCTTGCAACTAAGCTTAAGGCAAAGGAGAGATTCTACACTATCGGTGTGATCCGTGCTTTGGAAGAGGCTGGCGAAGATCCAGTCAAGTATATTGCGATGAGCAAGCAATTGTTTGATCGTGTTATGTCCGCTATGATTAGCGATGACTTCACAGACGAGGATGATCCTGATAACAGCACCATCATTGATCTTGAGCGGGGTAATGACTTTAATGTTCGTATCACGCAACAAGGACAATGGGTAAGCTTTATCGAGTCTCAGGCCAAGTATAAGAAGTCTCGTGCTGGAACTCCTGCTCAGGTAGCTGAGTGGATGGAGAATGAACTGGACCTACAGTCTCTTACTGAGATTGGTAGTTACGAAGAGGGCAAGGAGCTTATTATGAACCTTGAAGCCTCACTTAATCCCATTAAGACCGAAACAACTTCGGAAGAAGGGGAGGATTTACAGGTATGATGAATAAGAAGTTTTTAGTTACGAGTATGCTTGTCCTTATGATGAGTATGATGTTTGCGTCTTGCTCCGTTTTGGATAGCTTGTTTGCCGACAAGGTAGTTACTACTATTAGTAACGTTAGAGAGGATAGACGTGCTGATGCCGTTCCTGCGGACCTAGGTATGCTTCCTCCTGACGTTGCCGCCAGAATGGCTAGGGATGGTGAAACTCTCGTCGTTGTGGACAAGGGTGATATTCTAGATCCAATGGGTGACGTGGTAGACATTACCGACCCAGGCTCGGAGGCTCTAGATTCTGTTCTGGGAATGGGTCTTGGAGCACTCAATTCTGTGTTCCCAGGGGTAGCAGCTTTGGAAGGTCTCGGTTTACTATTCTCCAAGAGAAAGCGTAAGCACTATGGTAAGGCTATGAAGGCTGCTGTCCCAGCTAATGGAAAGGTTGAGCTAAAGGATGCTGTCCTATCTTTGGGCAAGGCTCTCGGAGTTGCACATAGTTCTGGAAACTCAAAGAAGGTGTTTGAGGAAGAGGAAGAGAAGGAAGTAAAGAAGAGTTAAGTAGGCACTTTATATTAGTCGCCATCAACTAACTCAGATCTTCGGGTCTGAGTTAGTTTTTTTATAGCTATAGGGCTATAATAATGCCATGCGTAAACTTAAGATCCTGGTTGTATTTGCAAACCATGGGGGATGTAGCTACTACAGACAATTATCTCCCATGAAAATGATGGAAGAGGTAATGGGTGATAAGGTCGAAGTTAGGTATAACGATAATCCATTAGAGATTGATGCTGAGAAGAATTACGCACCTCCTGTCGATAAGCTCACTGATATGAATTGGGCTGATATCGTTTTTGTAGCAAACATACTTAAGTTTGGCGGGCCTTATACTGCTCGTGTTGTAGGTATTGCAAAAGAGCTAAAGAAGTTTGTTCATTTTGATACTGATGATTTACTGACTGACCTTTATGAGGAGCACCACCTATATCAGACATATAAAGACAATAATCTTGATGAAGTTACTAAGTTTTGCTACTACCACGCAGACTTAGTTACGGTAACTCAAGTTAAATTTGCACAAAGAATTAGACCTTTGATAGGTAAGTGTTTGGCTGTAGTTAAGAATGTTATTGATTACTCTTTACCTGCTTGGAACCATCCTAAGACAAAGGCTAAATTCACCCGAGTAGGCTATGCAGCAGGCATTCACCATCGAGGAGATGTAAAGGTGTTTAACGCTGTTCCTCACCTTGTTAATCAGAAAGTTGGAAGAGAGAATGTGCAATGGAATTTCTATGGGCATCCTCCACCAGATCCTAATAAGGATAAGAACAGTTGGGAGGCTAAGGTATGGCCTGAGTATATGCAGAGCCTTCTGAGAGGCTTCAAGGGGAACAAAAACTACAATATCCACTATGCACTACCTCCAAACGATTACGGGCGGTACTACGCAGATATGGACGTTGCAATAGCTCCTCTTCAAATGAACAACTTCAATGACTCTAAGTCCGATATTAAGGTTGCGGAGTGTTCACGTTATAAGATTCCTTTGGTAGCTAGTAACGTTGGGTGCTATGATGAAACTATTATCAATGGTGAGACAGGGTATTTAATCGATCCCGACGCTCCGAAGAGTGAATGGGTTAAGATTCTTAGTAAGCTTTGCAAGGATAAAAAGCATCGTATTGAATTAGGTAAGAATCTTCACGATAGAACTAAAGATTTATTCGATGGTCGTAAACAGTCTCAAATGCGATACGATCTTTATGTACAAGCTATTAAGGATACTGGACATAAGATAGATGATTAAAGTACTCAGTGGATTTACTGGCCCTGGGGGTAGCACTGTAGCGTTTAATAACCTTGTTAATTTATTTAACGATAACGGTATGGATGCTTGCTTATACGGACCTCAGGAATGGGACGGCATTAATTGTAATTTTAAAAAAGAGGAACCTCCTATAGGCTTAGGGGATACCGTTATTTATCACTTTAGAATGCCTCCCACTACTCGCTGTAGTAAATTGATTTTATCCTGTCACGAAACAGAGTTGTTCCCTATAAAGAACTATATGAATAGTCGGGGATTTTATCAACAAAGACTTAGTCCTGATGCAATTCATTTTGTATCTGAATTTCAGAAGCGATGGCACGATGTTGAAGGAGTTGTTATTCCTAATGTGGTTTCAAAATACAAGCCAGTAGATAGTAATTTAAAGGGTCCAAGGTCAGCCGCTATAATTGGAAGTATTGACCGTAACAAGAGGGTCCACAAGTCAATACAGAGGGCTTTAGAGGATGGGCATTCAGATATTCGACTCTATGGGGCGATCACTGATGGCGATTATTTTCATAAAGAAGTTCTGCCTTATTTAGGTGGGAAGGTCTCTTATAAGGGTGTCATTAATGATATGCGAGAGGTGTATAATGCTGTGCAAGATGTTTATCACTCCTCTACAATAGAAACCTTTAACCTTGTAAAGGCTGAATGTAAATATGCTAATGTAAATTATCATGGAGATGTAGAGAGCGATACTCAGGCTGAATACTGGCCGAATGAAAAAATATTAGAATCATGGAATACTCTTCTGAACCAATAAGTTTCATATGTCCGACTAGGGGTAGGATACATAATGTTTATAGACTAATAGAATCCTCGGTGGCTACTTACTCGGGCAATACTAGTCTAAATTTTATGTTCTATATGGATGAGGATGATATTGAAACGATCAAACTAGTTAAGGATTTGTCGGTCAAAGACCCCAACATTAACATAGAGGTTATAGTTGGTGAAAGGATTATCATGTGCGAGATGTCTAATATTCTTGCTAGAAGGTCACATGAAGGTATTCTGTTTTTTTGTGGTGATGATATTGTTATGGAGTCTAAGGATTGGGATACTGTGGTTAAATCCGAGTTTGACAAGGTTGATGATAAAATTCTGTTTCTTTACGGGGATGATGGCTTAATGCACGAGAAATTAGCAACCCACTTTTTTATACACAAGAAGTGGATTGAAGCTACCGGACATTGTGTCCCTCCTATCTTTACAGGGGATTGGGCTGATAATTATGTTAACCATGTAGCTGATATGTTAGGCAGGAAAGTGTATGTTGAAAAACTTAAAACAACTCATTACCATCCTACGGCAGGTAAGGCTATAATGGATGAAGTGTATCTTGAAAAGTATCAAAGAGATATTAAATCTAATCCTCAGATGCTCTTTAGAGAGAGTGCCTCCTTGAGGGAATCAGATGTCAAAAAACTGAAAGAATGTATGCGTAATTACTAAAATGATTGATGTTTTATTTATAGAACCTAATTCTTCTAGGTCTTCATATCAAGGGTTAGCGGAAGATTACGCTGCTATTGAGACTCCTACTTGGTCGCTTTTGTTGGCTCAAAGTTGTCGAAGCAAAGGGTTTAAGCCTTCTATCTTAGATGCTAACGCGGAACGGCTTACAGATGAGCAAGCGTTAGCTAGAGTTAAGGATTTAAATCCTCGGCTAGTGTGTTTCGTTGTCTACGGTCAGAACCCTAACTCAGGCACAGTTAACATGTCTGGAGTTATATCGTTATCGAAGTTACTTCATGCTACTGGCTATAAGATTGCTGTGGTTGGATCTCATGCCTCGGCAAAGCCTAAGGAGTTATTGGAGTACCCTAGTTTAGACATTATTCTCCTTAATGAGGGTGTATATGCAATGCATAATCTTTTGGCCTCAGATCTTTCAGACGAATCTCTGAGAGGCATTAAAGGTATCGGTTTTAATGGGGTTCTCAATCCTCCTGAGAGAATTGTCCCACAAGAAAGGTTGGTGGAGGATCTTCCAGGTTATGCTTGGGATCTACTTCCTTACAAAGAAAAGCCTTTTGATCTTTACAGAGCGCATTTTTGGCACACTGGATACAACCATGATAATAGGTCTCCTTTTGCGGCCTTATATACCTCGTTTGGTTGCATGTTTAAATGTTCGTTCTGTATGATTAACATCTTAAATAGGACCGATAATCGAGATGATGCTGTATCCTCAGATTTTAATGTCATGAGGTATTGGCCTGCTGATTTTATCATCAAAGAGTTCGATAAGCTTCATGAGTATGGGGTTGAGAATATCAGAATCTCTGATGAGATGTTCTTCTTGCAAAAGAAGCATTACGAACCTATTTTAGATCTTCTTGAGGAGAGAAATTATCCTTTCAATATGTGGGCTTACTCCAGGATCGACACTTGTAAGCCTGAGTTTTTACACAGATTTAAGAAAGTAGGAATTAACTGGCTGGGCCTTGGTATTGAAGCAGCGACTAAAGTAGTTAGACAGGAGGTTACCAAAGGATCTTTTAAGGACATTGATATTCAAACCGTTGTAAAAAATATAAAAGATGCGGGTATTAACGTTGGTGCCAATTACATCTTTGGATTCCCAGGAGAAAATCTGAAAAACCTACAGGAGACTTTGGATCTCGCTAAAGAAATTAATGCTGAGTTCTCCAATGTATATTGTGCGGCTGCATTGCCGGGTAGTCCCTTACATCAAGAGGCTCTTAACAATGGGTGGGATCTGCCAGAAACGTTTAGTGAGTATGGATTCTATTCTTATGATTGCAAGCCGTTACCTACGAAGCACCTCACTCCGAAGCAAGTTCTTAAGTTTAGGGATGAGGCATGGACAGAGCTTGTAACTGATGAGAGATATTTACAATTAATTGAATCTAAGTTTGGCAAGCAAGCTAGAATAAACATTGAGGAGCAAGCCAAGCTCAAGCTACACAGAAAACTATTAGAGGAAAATGATGAATAAAAAAGCACTGATCGTCACTTGGGACGGATTCCAAGATCAAGAAGTTATCTACCCATACTACAGACTTCAGGAGTATGGATTCGATGTAACCATTACAGGGTCTACAGATAAGGAGGAGGTCATTGGCTTATTTGGAACTAAGTTCAAGAGCGTGCGCCCTCAGGATATGGGGTCCTCTGAGGATTGGGATCTTCTTGTTCTTCCAGGCGGCGTAAAAGCACTAGAGAAGGTCAGACAAGACCCAAATGTTCTTGAATTTATAAAAAGTTGGCCTGACAACAAGGTTATCTCTTCAATATGTCACGGTGCTCAACTTTTAATTTCTTGTGGTAAAACTCAATCCCAATCTATTTCAGGATACTACAGCATTGAAGACGATATTGTTAACTCAGGAGGTAATTACCACAGATTACCTGTGATTAGTTCAAACATTGCTTCAGGTGCTCACTATAAAGACATGCCTCTTTGGATGAAAATGACCCTTGAGCTTTATGAAAGATTACAGTAAAGTTATTGTTCCTAAACCATGGGGTAAGGAGTATCTCTTGTTTGATGAATTCAACGTAGCAGGTTGGATTCTTCATGTTAATAAGGGTGAGAAAACTTCATTGCATTGCCATCCTAAAAAGAAAACTAGTTTAATAGTTCTTGAGGGTGATGCTGTAATAAGTTTTCTCACTTCCAATATTAGCATTTCAAAGGGGGAGAAAACTATTATCCGAGAGGGAGTATTTCACTCCACGACGGCTTTGACAGATCTCGTTCTTTTAGAGATAGAAACTCCTGTTGATAAAGGTGACTTAGTTAGGCTTGTTGATTCGTATGGTCGAGCGGGCAAGCCTTACGAGGTGGAGAATATCCCTAGAGGGTCTTTAGACTTTCTAGAGTTTGATAATCTAAGATCAACGGCTGTTGGTGCATGTGAATTATATTTGAAAGAGAACGAAACATTAGAGGACAACTTCTCATTAGTTATATTTTTTGAGCCGGGTATTGTCCTTGGAGATGTCGTGATAGCTGGGCCAGGGGACTGTTTAACTAAGCGCGGATTTGATAAATTATCTAAAAGATTTGAGGTAAACAGAAATGCCAGGAGACTAGAGATAAATGTTTGATGTTTGGTTAGATTTAGATAAAACTATTTGGAATTGCTACTCGGAGTCTGAAGTGTGGGCTAAACAATTAGAATCACCTTTTACGCTTGTGGATCTTGAACGAATAGACGCTGCGAATGGGCTTTGTAAAATACACGAAGGATTTGATTCATTTATACGAAACCCACGAAGCAATATAAGTTCTTTTAATGTCATAACCGCTGGATCTAGGTATAATACATTTTTAAGCGACCAACCTTCTTACTGTTTACTTTCTCTTCTTGGTTATCTGCCTCTTATCAGTAATATAGTTTTTAAAACTAAAGAGTTTATTAAGGGCGATTTTCTTAGAGAACTAAACAACGAAAAAATTGTCTTAATAGATGATGACGACAAGCAACTGGAGAATGCCAGAAAAAATAACATTCAAGTCATTGATAGGAAATCATTTAAAACATGGAAGGATATAGTTCTTTAATTAACTCTGACATCCGAGACAGAGTTCTGTACAAAGCCTTCTTCTGTAGGGAGTTTGAAAAAACCGTACAAGATAAGGTCAATAAGGGTGAGATAACGTGCCCAGTATACCTTTCGATTGGACAAGAGTTGTTACCTGCGATTCTTTCGGAAGTTTATCCTGAATCTTTTATATTTGCTCAACATCGTGCTCACTCCACTTACTTATGTTATAGTCGAGACCCATTAACACTTGCTAGAACTTTGATAAGTTCAAAAGAGGGTTCTGCTTCTATACAGATACCTAATAAAATGCTAGGGCACAGCGGGTTCATGGGAGATCAAGTGCCAATTGCTGTGGGTTTCTGCTTGCGTAGTGGCAAGCACACTCTTGCAATTATGGGTGATGCTTCTGGAGAAGAAGATTACGTTTTAGGGGCAATGGCTTTCGCTTCAACCAGAGATCTCCCAATGCTTTTTGTTGTTGAAGATAATAATTTATCTATCTTGACAGAAAAAAATGTTAGAAGAAACTGGGAGCTAGATAGCGTTGCAAAAGCTTTTGGTATGCTGGATTCTGTCAATGTAAGTGATGACTTAGAGACTCTTTTAAAAGTATTAGGTAATCTTAAGAAGCTTTCTAAGCCTGCACTTATAAATGTAAACTCTACTAGGCTATGCTGGCACAGCGGAAGTGGAAACAATGAAGGTCTTTATGACAGGCTTTCTGACGAGATTGCAGGTAAAGAGCATTTAATTAATTTAGCAGTGAAGGATAACAAAAAAGTATGGCAATTAATTTAGCGACCACTATAAGTGATCTCACATTAGATCACATGGACAAGGGTAACCTTGTTATGGGGCAATGCTTAACCGCAGTTGGTTGGGTAGGTGGCACTGTGCCTAAAGTCCCTAAGCACCCATCGTTGGTGGAGCTTTCTATGGCTGATGTGGCTGGGGGAGGTATCGCAGTCGGGTCTGCTCTGTTTGGTAATCGAACAGTTTACATTGTTAGGTATCAAGGCTTTTTGTGGTATAACCTTATTTCAGTTGTTAATTATGCTGCTAAAAGCAAAGAACTTTGGAACGTTCCGTGTCCAATTATTGTTAGAGCGATTGCTATGGAGGGAAAAATTGGGCCAGTGGCCGGATCATCTCATATATCTTTAGCATATCGAATGCCTGGAGTGAGGATAGCCTGCCCTAGAACGCCTGAGGAGTATATAAGCGTTTGGCAAGACGCATCTACTGGCGAGGATCCTTACATTATATCAGAGCACCGATCTAGCTTTTCAGTGACAGACGAACCTAACTACGAGGAATATGACTCACCTGATATAGTTCTTTTACCTTTATCTTGTCCTCGGCAAGAGGTGAACAAGTTAGTTTCAAAATCCTCGGCAAGTATCTCTGTTGAACCTTTAGTATTTATCAAGCCCTTTAAAAATTTCTATAAGGTGGTTGATTTAATACAAAGATCTAAGAACGGAGCTATAATAATAGACGATGATTACCCTGATGGTATGGCTAAAAGCATAGCTTATGATTTAACAATGGCCTCTGGTAAGAAGGTAGAAGTCATGGGACTGGAGAGTAGGACTGCTGGATTTACTGATAGCTCAGATAACCTGCCTCCGAGCGAGTGCCAAATAAAAAAGAAAATTGAGGACATACTTAAATGCAAGATTTACTAGTAGTTTATAATACTTTTGGCTTTAAGAATAATATTGAGCACTATAAGGAATGTTTAAACTCTATATTTAATTCTGACCTTCCACCTAAAACAAGGGTGATCATATCTTCCTGTATGAATTCTAAAGAGTGTAGGGATGAACTTCAAAGAGAGTATGGTGATAAGCTGTTGCACTCTTACGTGGACGAGGGCTTACCCGTTAATATAACGTTCAACCTAGCAGTTGATCGAGCAGTTCGTTTAGAGGGAGAGTTTAAATACTACTTATATGTTGATTCAGGTGTAGACTTTAAGGGCAATGAGGGAGCCATTCTAGAAGCCACTAAGGTTATGGATTCCGATAAATATGGCATACTCAGCTTTCAGGCCAGCAATGACCACGCTCTTTACAATGTAGGTATTCATAATCCTCCTTTGAAGGGTCGAAATCATGAAGTCCCTGTAGGAACTGCATGTAATGGCCATAGCGAAATGTTCTCTAATGCTGTACGAAAAAGATTTAGAGCTTTAATTCCTGACGTTTTTGTGGCTTTTTGCACAGAGTCTACTTTTTCGTTCATAGCTGCCGCCATAGGAAAGCGATGGGTAATCTTAGGAGATTATTTATTGAACCATAGGAAGGGTGTCGATGGAGCTTCATCTAGCGTTCCGCACTCTTCTCCTAAGTTTGGAAATACTTGGAATAATTTGATGTTCGGTCGAGATGCCAACCAATTTATTCAAGACAAGGAAGCTTATAAGGTTGGTTTAGGGTATGAGGAGTGTAATAACATTATGAATCATGATCCTAATGCTTATGACTCTAATGGACTCCCTATTGACCAAAAAGCCCTGGCATCAAAAGTTGAAAAGTATTTCTACTTAACACCCTCTGAGTTTAACTATTCCTCAAAATGAAAATTAAAATATACAAGTACCCGTCTGCTGTACCTCATGTTCACGACTCTAGTGATTGGTATCAGGACGTAATTCCTTTTTCAGAGAAAGGTTTGTCTGAGATATCTTTAACTGACAACCCTGAGGACGCTGATTTTTTATATATGGGTCAATGGTCCCACGATAATAAATTGTTTAATATAAGTAATTTTAAGCACTTCAATAAATTTCCTGAAAAGCACATTGTAGATCTAGAAGGAGATGGGGGGTTTGGAATACCAGAGTATCTTTGGAAATCAATTATTACCGTCAATGGTCCTTTAGTTGAGTATGATTCCAAAATATCTAATCTATTTGTAAGACCTACTTTTTCAAGACTCTTCGTTGACATTTGTAAAAATCGATTTGAGGACATGGAAGAATGTTACGTCAGGTCGGTTGGCTTTAAAGGTTTGATAAATTGTAAGACTAGATATGATATGTTTGTTCACTTACACAATAGGAGTGACATCTTAGATGCTGAAATGCAGGCGAATCCAACTTGGAGCGGCCCCTCTGAAGTTGGCTCTAAAATTCAAGAGGACTACATATCGTCTTTAAAAAAGCGTGCCTTCGCTTTGTGTCCTAGGGGCGCAGGCGTGGATAGCGTAAGACTTCTTGAAGCTTGCTACTACGGTCGCATACCAATCCTAATCTCTGATTCTGATTATCTATTAGTGGATCATAAATATTCCGATACCTCTTTTGTAAGAAGAGTAATATGGGACGGTAAGAGTGACTTAGCTCCTATATTAAAAGACATTGTTAGCGTTGACGAGGCTATAATTCGAGAGGATCAAATAAAAGCCAGAAATTACTTTGAAAACACCCTCAGAAAGTATATGAATGATCCCACTAGCTATCTAATTAATTGGATGCAAAAGAAAGGACTATTAAATAATGTTTGACCCAAGAAGTAAAATTGTAGCCAACTCCGATAGAGTTTTAGATTTTTTGAGAGGTAAAAACCCTGCTCCTGTACTAGTGGAAGTGGACCCTAGTAATACTTGTAATCATGGTTGTTATTTTTGCATCTCCTCTTACATTCATCTTCCTGAATCAAAGGATTTAGAGACTTACGACAAGTCAATTATGCCTAAGAAGATGCTCATTGAGGTGACCCAGAACTTTATAGATATGGGAGTCAGAGCAATCAACTGGACTGGGGGTGGTGAGCCTACTATTAATCCTGGCCTAGCAGATGCAATTAAACTTGCCGGTTCGGCTGGTATTAAGATGGGTATTTTCACGAACGGCACCCTGCTACATAAGTGGAACTTAATAGAAACTATGGTCGATAACATGACCTGGGTTAGACTGTCCATTGACGCGGGAACCAAAGAAACTTATAATTCTATAAGAAGAGCCAAGGATGGTCATGACTGGGATAGGATGGTAGAGAACCTGACAAGTTTAATTGAGGTTAATAAGAGTAAGGGTAATAAAATTGATATTGGAGTTGGATTTGTTATTACTCCTGACACTTACACTGAAATTGTTGATTTCGCTAAGTTTTTCTCTAAATTTGATCTCAGCTATTGTCAGTTTAAACCTGAAATAGTTAACAGAGAGAGGGAAAATGGCGTTCAGCGAGAGCAAGATTTTTGGAACAATCAGGTTGAGCCATTATTGGAAGAAGCCAAGAAAATACTAGGTGATAAATTCCAAATTAACGGCTACAAGATGAAGGACTTAGAGGATGATCCAGAGTTGTATGGTAGAGACTACAAGAAATGTCTAGGATCTCAAGTTCAGCCTTGTGTAGGTGCAGACGGGCATGTTTATGTTTGTACTAATCATCGGGGGTACAAGCAGTATAGCTATGGCTCTCTTTATGATTCTACTTTTTCAGAAATATGGTCAAACATTAACAAGAAGAAAGAGGTTATGAATCAGATTGAGAATGTGGAGTGCTTTACTAACTGCACGCAATTATGTAAACCTCACGAAAGTAATAAAGCGGCATGGGAGATTTATCAAAACTTAGATAATGAAGACTACTTAAGGAAATTAGAGGAAAATCGAAAAGTCCTTGATAAAGAATTAAAACACAAAGAATTCATCTGATGCTACTGGTACATGGTCGAGGGCAACTTGGGGAGGCTCTGTTGCCCTTTGTTAACGAGTATCCTGGCGTATCCGTATATCACACTTGGAACTTCTTAAATAAATCTCACGAAGTCCAAAGTACAGAGGTCTTAAAATTAAGTTCCTTTATTGAAAAGGAGGAGGGTAAGATTGTTTTTATATCAACTTCTAGTAAGTTTGATACTCCTTACACAAGGGCCAAGCTTGAATCGGAGAAGTTAGTCTTATCTAAATCTAAAGACAATCTAGTGCTAAGGCTTCCTTGTATTATTGGGAAGGGAGTTTTTAAGGAACTGTTAGCTAAAGATTTAGTTCCTTACGGAGTAGTGAACTTCATCTCCATGCGCGAAGCGGTTAAGTTTATTTTAAATTCTATGGGCAGTAGGGGTATAATGACGTGCCCTCATTGGAGTTGCTCCGCTGAGACTTTGGTTGATTTAATGGACTTTTGCACACAATGATTAGAGTTTCTAAATTTAATACTTTTGGGGATAATCCAGAGAAAGGATTTCCAGACAGAGGTTTCATATCCTCGATATACAATGCGAATGAGAACGGGGCTAAGTATGTGGAGGATAGGATTTCCTATTCACGGAAGGGAGTTCTGCGGGGGCTTCATGGAGATAACCAAATTGGAAAGTTGTTCATCCCCATCAAAGGTGTTTTTAAGTTTTATGCTAAAGGGTTATTGAATGATGACTCGGTATTCTTTGATAGCTGGAGCCATGAATCTGGTCTTGCTATTTATGTTCCACCTAATTACATAAATGGTCACTTATGCATGTCCGATGAGGCTATAATGATGTACAAGTGGACTCATAATTACAACGGCCCAGAACATCAGTTTACGGTGAAATATAATGATCCTGATTTAGGGATTGATTGGGGTCTTGATACTTTGCCCATCGTGTCTCGAAGAGATGCTAATGGTATGAGTTATAAGGAATTAAAGAAACAATATGAGAATAGAGTTTGGTAAACTAGTTATTGGAGATGTTGCAAAAAAGCACATGCAAGATGTTATGGATACGTCTTGGGCCTCTTTTGGACCCAAGGCTTCTCAATTTGAAAAAGGTTGGGGAGAGCTATTCAACTACAAGTACAATAAGGCAGTAAGCTCAGGGACAGACGCAGGCATTAATGCCGTCATGGCCTTGTATGAGTTTGGTGCCGTAAGAGGTAAGTCGGAGGTTATAGTTCCTGCTCTCTCCTTTATTGCTACTTCCAACGCTGTGCTGGCGGCTGGTCTGGTTCCTAAGTTTGTAGATGTGGAGTTCAACACTCTTAACATTGACCCTAGCAAAATTGAAGACGCTATTACTCCCGACACTGTTGCTATTAAAGTAGTGCATACAATGGGTAAGATGTGTGAGATGGATAAGATTAAGGACATCGCTGATAGGCATGGCTTAAAGATCATTGAGGATAGTTGTGAGGCTCACGGAGCCAAATATAAGGGTGCCTATCCTGGTGAGTATGGTGACGCTTCAACATTTAGTTTCTATATTGCTCACTTAATCTGCTGTGGTGAGGGTGGGATGGTTTCTACTGATGATAAGGTCATCGCAGACTCCGTAGACTCAACCAGATCACACGGTAGAATTCCTGGTAGTTTATACTTTGATCATGTTAGAAACGGGTTTAACAGTAAGATGAATGACATGGAAGCTTCTTTGGGCCTTGAAGGGATTGGAGAATTTCAAGATACTTTTGATACTAGGAAAAGGAACCTCTACTTCATGATGGAGAACTTAAAGAAGTTTGAAGATAAGATGTGGATGAACACTGAGGAGTCCTGGGAGGAGATATGCCCTCATGGCTTTAGTATGACGTTCAAGGATCCTAAGTTTGATGTTGATGCTTTCTCTAAGTATTTAACTGATAACGAAATTAGTAATAAAAGAAACTTTGGATGTATTCCTACACAGCATCAAGCGTTTAGCTTCATGGGTCACAGCATTGGGGATTTCCCTATTGCTGAGTATATTGGAAAGCATGGCATTCACATTGGATGCCATCGTTACTTAACTGGATCAGATTTAGATTATATTGTGAATACTATTTCAAGCTACTTGGAGAAGAACTAATGGCCGATAGAAAATACCTACCTACACTCTCAGAACTTATCGATAGATTGTCGATAACCCAATTGAAAGAAGTATTCATTACCGAACATAAGGATGAGTATGCGGAGGAGATCTCTTTAATACTCCATGACATTCAACTCGCCTTAGATGAGGGTAGTGAGAAAGTAACAGCAGACACACTAAGAGCGATTGTTGTTTTGTCCCAAATGAATTTACATATTTGGCATAATGAGAGTAATTATCGTAAGGGGATAAAGGAGGGCAACAGCCTTGAGCTTACTCATGGATTGAATGGCATTAGAAATGTAGCCAAGAACAAGATTCAAGAAGTTGTTGGTGGTAGAAAAGACTATAAAATTGACTGTCTTGCTGCTGAGTTTAAAGATTGGGAGATTAGCTGGAAATGAAGGCCCTAGTCATAGGTGAAAGCTGCATAGATGAGTATATTTATGGCAAAGCATTAAGGCTTGCTCCTGAGGCTCCCGCCCCTGTCTTAGTTCCCACTCGAAAGGTTCGAAGCCAGGGAATGGCAGCCAATGTTGCAGCAAACTTGATTAGTTTAGGCGTAAGCGTGGAGCAAATAACTAATGGGAATAAGATACTGAAGACTAGGTATGTTGATGATAAGACGAATCACTTGATTGTGAGGGTTGACGTAGGTGATGATTCTACGAGGCAGATGAAGCCAATATCGCTAACACACAAAGATCTAAGTTCTTACGACGTGATAGTTATCTCAGATTACTGCAAAGGTCTCATTTCGGAGGATGACATCTTGGCAATTTGTACCATGCATGACAATGTATTCGTAGATACCAAAAAGAANCTTAACGAATGTTTTAATCATGTTACTTTCTTGAAAATTAATGAGTATGAGTATGATAACTCATTAAGTTACTTCAAGGAACACCCTGATATGCTCGAAAAAACTATTATTACACTAGGTAAGATTGGATGTAAATTGAACAATAAAATCTACCCTGTAAACGAGGTAGAGGTTAAGGATCAGGTAGGGGCTGGCGATACTTTCCTAGCTGGACTAGCCTACCGATACACTATTACTAAGGATATTGATGATGCTATTGCTTTTGCTAATCAATGTGCTAGCGTAGTAGTTTCTAAGAGAGGAACGTCATCAATATGAAATTTAAAGATTATTACGATAGGTATTTAACCTTCCATACGAAGCCTCTTACGAGGTATATTCATTGCTTAGGTAATTTAGCAACCGTGGCATTTATTTACATGTGCTTTCATTTAGGCGGTCATTACCTTTGGGGTTTACTGCTCTCTCCTTTTGTTATTTATTTGTTTGCATGGCCTTCTCATATTTGGATTGAAGGTAATCGTCCTGCTGCTTTTAAGAATCCAATCTTAGCTAAGATGGCTGATTGGAGAATGATGTTTGATATTATTAGAGGAAAACTATGAAATTTTTTATTACTGGTGCTGCTGGGTATCTAGGTTCAACGCTCTGTGGGCAGTTGCTGAAGCAAGGGCATCAAGTTACTGCTCTTGATAACTTGATGTATGGGCAGGCAACGTCATTGTTTCCTTGTGCTGAATCACACAACTTTACGTACGTGCATGGTGACGTTAGGGATACTGAACTAATTACTAAGTTGGGTTCCCAGGCTGATGTTATCATTCCTTTGGCTTGTTTGGTTGGCGCACCTTTGTGTAATAACAATCCTTTAGATGCGAAGTCCATCAACACGGATCATGTTATTGAATTATCAAAACTAGGGAAAAAGCTTATTTACCCTACCACTAACTCAGGCTACGGCGTTGGCGGTGAAGAAGAATGTACTGAAGAGTCTCCTCTTAATCCTTTATCGGTTTACGGTACTACAAAGGTGGAAGCTGAGGACCATCTATTAACTAATAAGTCGGGGGTATGCTTTAGGCTTGCAACTGTTTTTGGTGCAAGTCCTCGTCAAAGATTAGATTTACTTGTAAATGATTTTGTAGTTAAAGCTAAGAGGGATGGTTGCTTGGTTCTGTTTGAGCAACACTTCCGAAGGAATTATATTCATATTAAGGACGTATGTAATGCCTTTATATTTGCAGTTGATCATTATGCTGCGATGAAAGGCGAAACCTACAACGTGGGTCTAACCTCAGCTAACCTTACTAAGAGAGAGTTGGCCGAAAAGGTTAAGGAACATTTGCCCTCTACTGTAATTATATCCTCCGAAATAGGCGAGGATCCTGATAAACGAGATTACTTGGTATCCAATCAAAAGCTTGAATCTTTAGGCTGGCGACCTCTCTATACTCTTGACGATGGTATTAAGGAGATTTGCAAGGTATATGATATGGTGAAGGGTTCGGGAGACATCTATAGGAACTACTAATGAAGACAGTATTTATAGATATTGATGGGACTATTTTCTTTCAAAAGGATAACCTGTCTGATGTTATTTTGGAAACTCCGGCGTTATTGCCGGGGGTTCTAGAGAAATTTGATGATTGGAATTGGAAAGGCTATAAGATAATTATTACAACGGGTAGAAAGGAAAGTACACGAGACAATACTGAAGAAGAGCTACGATCCTTAGGATTATTTTGGGATCATTTACTAATGGGCTTAGATGCTGGCGGTGAGCGAGTTTTAATTAACAATTCGGATAATTTAGAAACCGCTAGAGCTATAACAGTTAAGACAAATCAAGGATTAGAAAAAATAGACTTATGAACTTTAACGAATTTCAAAAAGAATGTACCCGCACTGCAAACCCCAATATTAATCATCGGGATGCAAACCTTAATTGGGCTTTAGGAATTGCAGGAGAGTCTGGGGAATACTGTGAGCTTATTAAAAAGCACACATTTCATGGTAAAGATCTAGATTTAGATGCCGCTAAGAAAGAGCTTGGGGACGTTCTATTCTACGTTGCCATGGCCGCTAAGAATCTACATCTAAGTTTAGATGAGGTTGCCTCGGCTAACCTACAGAAGCTTAGAGCTAGGTATCCTAGAGGGTTTGAAGAAGGCGGTGGCATCCGCAATAACGATAAAGATAATGACGGGTGTTAAATCGCCCTATTGCGATTTCGTTTCAAGTGATTGATCGTATCGTCTAGCTCGTAACCTAAGGTTTCAATCTCTTTATCATACTTGCTCTTATAGTAGCCCTCGGAGTAGTTATCAGGGACATCATAATCGTTGTTCTTGATTCTATCAATTCTCTGCAATAGGTCTTCTTGATCTTTGGGCATATGGTTAACTCCTAAATCTTACCCCAGGCAATCCCTAAAGAGGATATTAGAGAGAAGATAATACCCCAGAAAAGCCAACCTTGCTTCCAGGTTCTTTTCTCTAGAGTATCCAATATCCTTTTATGCTCTACGTGAGCAGCAGTACAGTCCTCTAGTTTTTCTAGAATAGCCTCTTGCTGTTTGCTTAATTCTATTTGAAGTTCAATAGTTTTAGCATGGATCTCTAACTGTTGGTTAAGATCTGCTCTAGTTACGGCATCGTTGGGATTTTCGGCCATGGGTCTATTAATATTTATGCCTATTCTTCAACTTTTCGTAGTAAAATACCAACCAATTGGTATACTTTGAGACATGAACATATTCGTCCTGGATACAGATCCTCTAATTGCCGCTAAGATGCATTGTGACAAACATTGCGTAAAGATGATCCTGGAGACTGCACAGATGCTCTCTACTGCTCATCATGTATATGAGACACCAGAAGCAGATAAGGTTTACAAGAAAGCTCACCTTAATCACCCCTGTACTAAGTGGATCCGTGAGTCTAAGGCTAACTACCGTTGGGCTTTTGATCTCTACTTTGAGCTTTTGACAGAGTTTAGAGTTAGAAGAGGCAAGAGCCACAAGTCGGCAGAACTCATGTATGATCTATTCAAGGTTCCTGAGGATATGCCCGACGTTGGCCTTACTCCTTTCGCACAAGCTATGCCTGACGAGTATAAGAGATCGTGCCCTGTAGAGGCGTACAGAGCCTACTACATGGGTGAGAAGGCTAGTATTGCTGAGTGGAATTGGGGTACTCCTACCCCTCATTGGTTCAATAAAAAAGAAACTATCTCAACGATGTAAGAGCTATCATACGGTATGAACAAGGATGTCTTAGCTAAACTTAAAAACGCCTCTATGCTCTCTGAGCAAGAGCTTACACCCGACTTGATTTCTACTGGATCATACGCATTGAACAAGGTTGTGTCGGGTAAGTACAATGGAGGCATACCTATTGGTATGATTACTCAATTTATTGGGCAAGCATCAACAGCTAAGACGGTGTTTGGAACTCATATCTTGCGTGAAGCGCAAAAGAGAGACTTCTACTCGATCATCATTGATTCTGAGAATGCGTATAGTCCAAAGTTTGCTGTTACTCTAGGTATCGATCCTAGTAAGTTAATCTATGCTGCTCCTCCCACAGTAGAAGAGTGCTTCGATACTATTGATAAGCTTATTAAAGGGATACGTGCTGAGGATCCAGACACACCCATTGTTGTTTTCTACGATTCTCTTGCTGTTTCTCCTTCTAAAGCTGAGATGAGTGCTGAAGGTTATGAAGGTAATAATATGCAAGGTGCTACCCGTGCAAAGACTATCGGAGCAGCTTTACGTAAAATCAATCCTATTCTTCGTCCTTTGAAGGTAGCTCTCATTCTGGTAAATCAAATCAGAACTAAGGTAGGCGTTATGTTTGGAGATCCTAGAACTTCTGCCGC